GACACCTCCTGGTCAACCCGCGGCAACGTGCCAATCTGTTGAGCCAGGTCGTCCAGCGCCGGGCGGGTCTGTTCGGCAGCGGACAATGATCGGGATTGCAGTTCTAGCGCCAGCGCGTCCAGCAGCGGTTGCACTTGCTCGAGCGCCGACATCGGCAGAGTTTGCGTTTCCTGCTGAACACGATCAATCGCAGCGTCCAGCGAGGCAACCAGCGAGGCTGTAGTTGGCCCGTTGGTATCCGCGTTAACAGCCCCCTCGGCCACGCGAAACAAACTTAGAAAGAACATGTACCACTCGCGGCTGATGAGGCCCGTGCGAGGGTCAAGCACCGCCACCCGGGGCGGGGTGATTGGTGTCGGGGTGGCGCTTGGGGAGGTGGCCATTACGATGCCGTGGGCGACATGATGAGTTCAGCGCCCATGATAGCGATCTTGACCGGATCGGTGCCGCTAATCTCGTACACCCGGTCGCGCAGCTTGAGCGTCATGCCGAGGCGCCGCCAGAACACGCGCTGTCCATAGTCCCCGATCTGACCCATTGAAGCCCAATGTTCGCTAGACCATGTGTGGCCACCGTTGTCCGACCAGCGCAGCATCACCTGTGGGTCTGTGCCCTGCACAGTGCCGTCCAGCCCCACACCTGATTCGCAGTCCAGTTGCAGTGTGTGGTGGGCGGTACGCTTGAGGGTGTTCTGCCCAGGCGGCAACGCCCGCCATGAGCGCAGCCACTTCTGAATTGCACCGTTGTCAGCGTAGACATCTGAATCAAAGGCGTAGATGTTGCCGTTTTCAAAATCACCCACAATGATTTCACTGTTGAACGCCGTCTGGCAGTTGCTGCGGTGCCGATACTGGTTATCGTCGCCGCTTGCTCGCTCGTGCCAGGCTTGCGTTGCCACATCATAGACCCAGGTCTTGTTGGCGCTGGGGAACGTCAGGACGTAGAACGAGTGACCGTCTTGTTGGTAGGTGTACGCAACGGCGTCGGAGATGTTGCCGTACGACTGGATGTGCCACTCAACAGCATGCGTGCTGATGCGCTGGCCGTTGTAGCCGTTGGCGCGGTAAACGATGCCTCGACCCCGTGAGTCAGCGCCCAACCAGAACAGCCCGTTGTCCATTTTGGTAACGGTGTACGCTGCTTCGCAGCCGATCTCGTTGAACGCGCCTTGAATACGCTGCAGAGGAAAATCCGACGTTCCGGCGTTGTACCAAACTTCAACCGAACGAGTGCCGTATACCCACACCTCGCGGTGGTCAACGATCAGACTGACAATGCCGTCGGGTGACCCTTCCGCGCTGCCATATTCTAATGGGTCAAACACTAAGGGGTATATGTACCCTGACCCTGCCTCGTCAATCGTTGGGATTACATATATACGCTGACCACTTGGTGCGTTAAACACAAAATAGCCGTCCAGATACCCTACGGCCACCGCGCCGGGAAAACCTACATCCGTAATCTGACGAAAGTCACCGTCTAAGGGATTGCCGGGAAGATTCAGATAAGTGTATGTCGGCCCGTTTGCGGCAATAATAAGCACTGCACCATTGTCGGCCATGCTGACCGGGCCGCTGCCCGACACAGCACCCAACAACGTAGCGTTGTAGGAGGTGTCAATCTTGTACAACTCGTTGCCAGACACCACAAACGCTACTGAGGCGCTGCCGGCAAACGCCCACACGCCGCGGATCGGCCCGATACCAATCGTGGCAAGCAGACGCAAGCCTGGCGCACGTTGCAACCAGCCAGCATCTTTACCTTCCTGCAAGACCTCGGGGAACAGGTTGACGAGTCTGTTGTCAGCGGCGTTCACAGAACGCGCAACATAACTTGATCCAAGTATGGGGCTTTTCATTTGGCCGCAATCATGGTAAACTCAAAGTCATGATTACCGCTGACCATATCCAATCCATTCTTGACTACAACCCAGAGACTGGCGTTTTTGTCTGGAAAAAACATCATCGCCGCCCCGATCTTATCGGTAAACGTGCCGGTAGTCCGACCAACACGGGGTACTGGGCAATTGCCATCAACAACCAAAAACGGCTGGCGCACAGACTTGCGTGGCTGTACATGACCGGCGTTTTTCCATCGTTTCACATAGACCATCAAGATGGAAACAAGCAAAACAACAAGTTCAGCAATCTTCGGGAGGTTTCCCGTTTTGGTAATTTGCAAAACATGCGGCGCCCAACCAAAGCCAACAAAGTGGGTTTTCTTGGTGTCAGCGCCCATCAGGGTAAATGGAGAGTGCAAATTATGACAAAGGGCGAACGCATCCGCGAAAGCGGCTTTGACACGCCCGAGCAAGCGCATCAAAGATACTTGGAGCTTAAGCGATTGCATCACTCCACTTGCACCATTTAATAATTCGAAGTGTAGATATTAAACCGCTGGCGGGTGGCAATCAGCGAGTACGGCATGGACATGATGTCGTCGGGGTTGTTGATGCGCTTGAGGTTGCGCTTGCTGGTCATGGCAAGCCGCGACACAGTGGGTGACGGCTCAACACCGAACTCAGGCGCGATTTCGCAGGCCAAGTTGTACTTGAACGCCCGCAGGTAGCCTGGCGGCATGTAGATGTCTGTGGCCAGTGTTGCCGGCTGGGCCAGTTCCTGCACCGAGATAAAGTGCCACTCCAAGTCCCGCGTAGGCTGGGGGTACACCGTCATGGTGATGTCGGGGTGCGTCATGTTGACGAAAATAACCTGCGGGTAGGTGCTGGTTACCGTCTTGACCGCAATGCCGTTGTACTGCTGCTGGTTGATGAACTTGATGCCGAAACTGACGTTGGTGCCTGGATCTCGGTAGTACGTCGAGTCGTCTAGCAGCACGGGCCGCAAGCCAACAAAGTCGCCCGTAGGCCCAAGCGTGCGTTCAATAAACCCCGAAGGCCAGGTGAACATCTGGTCAATCGTGTTGTAGATCATCAAGCGCTCGGTACTCCACGAATCAATCATCTGATTCATGGCCGCAAGCGAGTCCTGCGACACCGAGGGAGAAGTAGTCTCGCCTTCTGCCAGTACACCCAAAAGCCGCAGCGCGGCGTTGATCTGATCCCCGGCAGTTGTCATGACCACCCCTCCGTTTTACGCAGCGTGGATGATTGCGAAGTTGATTACAACTGCCTCAGACTGCGAGGTGGCGGTCAGGTTGCGCAGCGTGATGACTGCCGAGCCAGCCGCCAGACTGCTGACGTATACAGTATACGTCGTGGCATCTGCTACCGAACCACCCGACACACACAGAATCACCACGTCGTTGGCGCTAATGGTGGTGTTGGTTAGAGTAAACGACACCGCAGTGGTGCCCGCCAGCGCGGCGTTGTTCATCGTAATGCGGCCAGCCGACTTACTCAGCGTGACACCGGTGGACTTGCTGGTCAACTGAGTGACCGTGCCCTGCGCTGCGGCGGTGTAGCCAATTTCAGTGGTTGCGTAGACAGTCGTGCCAACAACGGTCGCCGGAGTGACCGCACCGATGGTTCCGCCGTCAATGTCTTGGTCGCTGAATGCGACGCCAATAGATCTCGTATTGCCCATTTCACGATCCTTTGAAAAATGGGGGCCGAAGCCCCCTTTTCTTACGAGAAACGGTACACCGTGTAGGCGGCGTCGCCAGTTTTGCGGAACTTGAATTGCGCTGCGCCGCCAACGCCCGCGGAGCTACCGGTGATGGCCACAACCAAGTTGCCAACCGCCGTGATGCCCGTGCCAACCGCCACAGTGATCAGCCCCGTTGAAGTGCCAAGGTTGATGATGGTCAGATCAAACGTGCTGCCGATTTTGGCGTTGGTGATGGCAGCGTCAATCAACGCTGCGGTTGGCAGAGTGTAAGTCGCAGCCGTGGTGCTGGGGTTGCCAACCAAAATGTTGCCCGTGATTTGAGCCACGGTCAGCGTTGCAGTTGCGGTTGCGGTTTGCGGTTCTGCCGTGAAGTCAAGAATGACTTCGTTCAGGTTGCCGTCGCCAATTTGCTGACCGCCACCAATTCCGGGAAGTGCCATGATGTTTCTCCTAGACGAT